TCTTCTCGTACGAATAAGCCCGTCCGCCTCCCGTCTGGGCGTAACTCCTATTGTAATAGATATCATGCAAGTGCATTTCCCGTGTCGCATCGTCCGTCCAATCATTCGCAGGCTCACTCTCTACGCTCGGAACACTATCGCCAAACCATATCACGAGCTGCTTATCCGCCTGTTGCTGCACGGCATTGACCTGTGACTTCAATGAGGCTACGTATTCCTCTATCGGCATATCGTGACCGTGCTCATCCGTTACCATCCACCAGGAACCTTCCGTTGGGCTCATCTGTATCTTAGGCTTCGGAAGGGAGAAAGAGTTGATGCCGACATACATTCTGTAATATGGACTACCACTCCCAGCTGCTGCCTGAATGATTGCATGCTGACGAGCAGGGTTCGTCTTATTGCCCAGTGTTGACACCTCATCACCAACCTGTGGTTCATCGCTTCCGCTTGCATAGTCTTCAGCATTCGTGTTATCACAGATATCCACATAGTCAACGCCCAGCCCAAATACCCGACGATGATAGTAATGATTAGCTATTGCACCCTGTGCACTAACGAGGTTAAACGTTTCACAGTAAGCGTAATCGTCCATACCCATCGTATTGCTGACCATACGCCCTTCACCGTCTTGCTGGGTGAAGTAACACCTCCATCCGCCTTGAATCTTCTCTACCTTCGATATTGTAAAGCTGCCAGGCGAATTGATAATCTTACCATTGATGTGTGTTGACTTCATCAGCTGCAGCTCTTCTGCCGTTAGCTTCTTGCGCGCATGGATATAATCGCCCTCAATGTGATAGTTTCCCTGCTCGTCAGCATATATGCCAGCACCCGATGAGTCCTTGACATAATTCCCGATAAGGATACGAGAAAGTAGTGCCACACCATCAGCATTGATGGAGTATTGCCCGTTAATCCCCAGCCCTATACCTTTGAGGAAGGTAATGAGCTGGTACGCAACGTCTTCTTCCTTCTTGCTTAGGAACTCCTTGTGTGAGCGGCGTGCACTATATATATTTGTGTCGGCAGGCTTCGTGGTATCGCCACTCTGTATAATGTCTGGCACGTTAAGCGCACCCACCAGCGCACCAGTGTAGTTCTTTACGTCCTTAATATTATCTTCCACCTTCTGCATAGTTCCCGTCGATAGCGCATCGCTTATCTCGAGGTCCATCTTGCTCGGCAGATTCACCTGGCGGCTGATGGCTGTAATACGACTCTTGCGATAGCCAGTATCTGGGAAGTATTCGTTGCTCTCCAGCCTTACACGTCTACCAATGAAGAGCTCTGCACTTGTATTTTCTATCCACACATGATCTGTTGGTGCTTTATAGCGCGACACGTCCAGGGCGTGCTCCTTATTGTACTTCTCAACAGCTGCCAGGAACTCTTGTTCTGCTATGCCGTAATATTCGTCAGGCATGCGCAGGTTCCAAAGAATATACTTATCGCCAACCTTTGGCACGAGCGTACCACCTGGCAGTTGCGTACCATCGTTGTAGGGCCATATCGTTATTATCTCGAACTCTTTCGTATCAGTATGGTAGTTCACTTCAAAGTAATGCTCCGTGTCAGTACCGAGTCCAGCTAGCTCGCTGCCTTCTTGAAACGACACACGCTTAACAAGTCCGCCTATCTCATAGTCGTTCGGATTGAACGGCAGGTCCTTATCTTTAAAGTAGTAGATGGTGAAGGGCTTGCCGTCCTTATCCTTTACTTCTTCGTGTCGTACCTCGCTGATAGTACCCGTACGACGTGGATAGATATTGGAGAAGGCTGCCTGCTCGTAATGGTGAATAATTCCGTACTTCTCTACATTCACATCAACATACTTTGCGCCACCTGGCAGCATCAGTCGGGAGTGGTGATACTTTTCTGGATCTATATTGCGTGAGCTACCTATCGGGAACAGTCGTGTATAGAACTTCACATTATCAGCTAAATCTCTGTCGAGCGATGTAAGTCCATTATCGTAACCCAGCGTAACTTCCTCTCCATGTTCACACCTACAGAGGTTCAGTGTCTGACCGTCAAACCACCATTCTGTATGTACAGCGTCGGCAAGTTCCTTCAGTGCCTCCTGACAGTATTTGCCAGTATAGTCTATTACCACGTTATCAGTACCTTCAACAATACCCACCTTGAAGTTCTGCAGTCCGTCCATACCAGCATTGATATTCTTCACAATAAGGCGCATGTGGTCAATAGGGCGTGCCGTTAGAGCGAACACCGCCTCGTTCTCTCCATCGGTATTGTTCAGTACTAAGAAGCGAGTTATCAGACTCTCTATGCCACGTAGCTGAAAAGAGTATTCCCATTCCATAGTGCTTTTCTGCGCTGGGGTGTACTTCTCCGTAGCCCAGTAGCGTTCGCCATCATAGTCAAGATAGTCGTTCACGTCGATGGTGATACACTCATATAAGGTAAAGGAGAGTTTCAGCAGATTGTCGCCTTGTATTTCCTTATCTTGTGTGCTGCTGTCGTTCGGTGCGAACGTAGCCTTTATTTTTCCGTTGCTATCAAATAGTGTTAGAAGCATTTTTATATCGTTTAAATGGTGTTTGAATACTATATAATTGGTTCTGGTTCGCGGAACTTCACCTTGTAGCTGCTTGCCTGTACGCCTTCGGTCCATAGATACGTCAGCGAGCGATAGGTGCTGCTGTCAAGATAGAACACTTTTATCGAAAGGTTCAGTGCCGTGAATGTGATTGTCAGCCAGCCATCGTTACCCGCCTTCAGGAAACGGATAAAAGCCATATACTTCTCAAGCCACTGCTGACGTGTAGGTGCATACTGTGCGAAGTGTAGCGTTACGTCGCGTTCAGCATTAGCAGGCGTAAGACGCTTAGAATACTTCTTTCCATTGCGCTCACGAATATCTACACCTACGTGGTCCTTTGCCTTGCTTGGTGTCAGGATAGCATTGAGATTGTCTCGTCCACCTTTCTTTTCCTCCGTGAGAAACACGCCATACTCCTTATATATATCAGTGCCATTGATAAGCACCTGTCCTTCTAATATCTTCGTCATACTTATCTAACTTTTACTCCGTCCCTTATCATCTTCTTTACATCAGCACCTATCTCCTTCAGTGAGGCAGCACTGTTGCCTGTGTTCTCTTCAATCTTGCGGAGATGCTCCTGAGCTGCACTCATACGCTTAGCAACATCTTCCACACGATCGTCAATGCTTGCCCAGTGCATCTGACCACTAACGAACAACCCTTCAAGCTTTGTTGCCTGGTCTTGACTCATTGCTGTGAAAGCACCACTCTTGCCTTGTTGAGTTGTTCCACCATCTTTGCCCGTATCCTTAATAATACCCTCATTTCTCAGCTGCTCTATGTCATTCTTAGCACTATTGACATAACCATCATATTCAGCCTTGAGTGTGTCTAATCGCTTACGAAACTCGGTGTCAGTAATCTTACCGTCTGTTCGCTCCTCATTGAGTTTTGCAAGATTCTCATACCAGCTCTCTATATTCTTTTGGAATTTAGCACCCACGAGATTGTTTACAGTCATCTTGTTTACCATCTCTTGCCAATCCTCTCCAATATCCTTGAAGACATCCTTAGAACCGTCAGCGAGTGCATACAGAGAATTGAGGAAGTCATCAAAAATATTATCTCTTGTTGTTGTCGTTAGATTCTCATAGAGAGTATCTGTTATCTCTTGTAGCTTACCAGCCTGCTTGATGTAATCATCTAATTTTTCTGCTACAGCATAACCATATCTACCTTTGCCTGTTTTTTGTATTGTCTCCCACATGTCAACATTAGAGCGTAACATCTTCATCTCTTCTGGACTCAATCCCCAAAGGTCACCATTCCAGTTACGACCGATTTGACTGCTTAACCTGCTAATCTGCTCCTCTGAGAATCCAGACCACCTATAATTGAAGCTTCTGTGTGAGCCGACATAACTAGCACGTTCCTGTGCTATACGCATATAATTTTCGTTAGTCTCCTTCTGCAATTTCTCAGCATCTCGTGATATGCGAATAGCTGTAGCACCTCGTGCCGTCTTCATCTCGTCCGTTAGATCCTCGATTGCCTGTTCCAAAAGTTCATTGCGTTTTGTCAGACGATCAATAGCAGCTTCGACTTCATCTGCATTACTATTCGTAAACCATTGTGCTGGCCCTTTGTGACTGAGCGCACCGAATGAGAGGATGTTGAAGACACGCCCCAATATTGTATTTAATAGTCCGCCGATACCTTTGACTATGATGGCTTCTATCACCTTGTAGAGATTCTCGGGGAGGTCAAAAATAGCATTGATTAACTTCCCGACTGCACCTAAGATACTTGTTATGAGATTATCTATCCATCTTAATGATAGAATTTCTGTTATGGCATTCAAAATACCTGTAATGAAGTTCTTAATACCTCCAACTATATTAAGTATTAGCTTAGGTATCTGTGCCACGATACCAATTACACTCCCAAGTCCAGAGGATAAGACACCAGATAGACCACCTCCGAGTGAAGACATAGCTTTACCCATCGTATTTGAAAGACTACTGCCTATTGTTTTTGCCATACCCTCTCCCATCTGTGGAAGGATTGAGTCTAAGGTGCCTTTAAGTTGATCTGCTTGTCCAACTGCCTGTTGAATTTCTCCAAACCCCTCAGTACCTCTCCATCCTTTGGCATTATTCAATGCTGTTGTGAGTCCACTGGTAAAATTAGCAACTTCATCAGACGTCCTATTGAGGCTTTTTCCAAAGTCATCCATATTCTTGCGAGCTATAACAGTGGCATCACCTAATTCTTGTGCTCGTTTTTCAAGTTCCTGATATTCTACCTCACTTATCTTGCCTTCTTGCAGTAGTTTTTTCCCATTATCACGTGTCTTCACTGCAACTTTCTCACTCTTCACTGCACTGTCATACACTGTAACACTCTCATTAAACTTCCTTATAGCCTCTGCAAGTTTCTGCCATGTAACACTCTGGTCTGTACCAATATATTGGCGCATCTGTTGAAGGAGATCTGTGACCTTCTGTTGAGTATCTGCAGAAGCATTCTTATAGTCATCTGTCTCAACATATGCACGTAACTGTTCTAACATTGGCCCCATCATTTCCTTGGTCAGATTACCAACTCCACTGAAAAGTGCATTCCAATCAATACCACGGCTAATTTCCTCGAACGACATACTTGCTTCACGCTCTTGTCGTTCTTTTAGAAGTTTAGCTTTCTGCCATCGTTTGGTGGCTTCACTCACTTCAGAGACATCAATAGCAGCTATCTGCTGAGCATATTCTTCAGCAATAGCAAGCTTCTGCTGCTGAAAAGATCCATAAGTCTTGAGATACTCACTCATAGCCTGCACCTCATTTCTCTTCTGTTCCAAACGCTTCTTTTCTTCCTCCTTGTTTACTTCATCTTCATCATGTTGTTTCTTCTTAGCAGCGAGGTTACGTGACTCTGCAAGTGCTCCTTCCTGTTCCTTTGTAAGGTGCCCTTTCTGCACCTTGCGCCATTTATCTTCCTGCGCTTTCAGATCTGCAAGTTCATTCTCGTAATTCTCTTTTATTTGTTTTCGTTTCTTATCAGAACTCTCTTTAAGAAGATCTATTTCTTCTTGACGGTTTTTCCTTTGTAATGCAAGAAGCTCCTTAGCAAGTTGCTCAGCTTTACTTGCTTCGTTTTTTTTCTTCTTCTTTTTTTCTTTTTTTGCTTTTGAAGGCGCAGCATGTCCGCCAATATGATATTCTTTACCAATATTTGCAGCCTGCTTCTCAAGAGTAGCGGCTTCCTTCAAGAGTTTATCTCTCTCAGAGGATAGCTCTTTAGTCATCTTATCGTAAGCAGCCTTATTACTACTTTTTATAATTTCACGAGAATTTATAGCACCATTAGAGATAGCAGAACCAAAATGCAATAAGCCCTTTTTAAACCACCCCATAGAGGTGTCTGCCTCGTCTGGCGATAAAGATTTGTGTTTATTAAGCTTATCATCAGCCTCGACGGCCTTATTCACAAGTGCCTGTGCCTTAGCTTGAAGAAAGAGCATCCGTATATATTGTTCAGCTTTTTGTGTCAGAACATCGTACCATTTGGCTACGGAGTTGTAATACCCGAAAGCTTCGCCATATTTACGGTTCATCTCCTCGCACTTCTGCTTCTCCTCTGCCTTTGTACCACTAAAGTTCTTGAGACTCTCACGTGTAGTATCAATTTCAAAGCGGGTCTTTATCATTTCTGCTCTGCCTTGAGATTCAATTTCTACACGTTCCTGGGCTTTCTTTGCAGCTTCTTCCTGAGCATCTGAAAGTTTATTCCAGGCTACGATTACACCTGTAATAACGACAGATAACCCAAGTGTAAGAGTAGCCATAAGCGCAGTTGCTGCAGCATTAGATATACCAAGCGATGTTGCAAGGCGATAATTAGCAGCTGTAAGAAACTCCTTTGCTTTTGTAAGCGTTACAAGGCGAAAGGCACTATCCTTATTAAGAGCATTAAACACCTGCTGTAAGCCCATAGTGATAGCCATGACACTTTGTACGCGTGCCTGCACCTTCATTAGGTTTTCATTCTCAGAAGCAAATAACGACATTACACCTGTAGCAGAAGTGAACGCACCAGATAATCCATTTACTCCTGAGATAAAGCCCTGCAGATTCGCATCGTCATTAGCGAGGATACTAGTCTGTGCACGAAGGTCACCTAATGTATCTGAAAGTTGTGCAGCCTTTTGTGCCATCTGACGATACTCCTCTGTGTTTTGCTCCCCATTAAGGCGCATTTTTGCCATGTCATTTTGCAATTCACGTAGCTGACGGGACAAGCGCTGATTGCTTTCCTTGTTACGTTCTTGAGCTTCGGTAAGACTATTAAGAATACCTTTTTCTTCTTCTAAGGCTTGTTTGGCTGCATTCAAATCGGCTGCTACTTCATTTTGCGCTTTGCCAGGTGCTGCGGACTCATAAGCTTTCTGTAGAGCCTTCACGTCAGCCTCCACCTGCTTGATGACGCTCTTCTGTTCAGTTATCTTTTCGGTGAGCGATTTGCTGGCAGCTGCTGCTTGCTCTCCTGAGATAGATATTTTCTTGTATTCCTGTTCTAACTGACTGACACCTTGCCGTGCTTGTTGGTATTCTTTCTCCAAGCCCTCAAGCACACCCATCTCTTCGGCAAGTACTTTCTTGCAAGCACTGATTTCCGTAAGCAGTTCTTGTTGTCCTGTCCCTGGTTTCATTGTCTGTAACTTACGCTGCATACGGTCAAGGTCAGTATTGACACCGTCAATCACCTTACGCTGGTCGTTAATCTTCGCATTAATAACGAGTGATGCGCGCCGAGCTGCTCCTAAGAGCTGCTCAACACTCATCTTGCTTTTGTCAAGTCCTGCTGTGAGGTTATCACGCATAAGGAATTCTATCTCTACAGGCTTCATTCGTCTTATTGTTTTAAATTACTTTGGAAAAAACCTACTATGTCCTCGGCTTCCTCCTCTTCGGTCTTTTCTGTTTTATTTTCTTCTGTGCTATCAATGTAGCGTGGAGCATCGCTTAACATCATGATGAGTGTCTGATAGTTCACACCTTTTAATATGTATTCTACGCTCCACCCTGTAGCGCTGGCGATCTGCCAGATAAATCCGAAGGGGCTATGGGAGCCTTCCCAGTGACTCTTTAACTCCCCTTCTTTCGTTGGCTCAGACGCAGCTTCATCGGATTCGTCAGTTCTACTGATCTGATAATAGGTATAAAAGACTGTGTACCCATAAGGGTAACAAATTGTTCAAAGGCATTTTTCTGATACTCCCACTTCATGAATCGGCGGACAAACCATGAAAGCACGCTTATTGGCAACCACCAATGTTCCATAGTTAAGGCTATAATCCGACTGAGTTTTTTGCCGTGTTTAGTCAGAAATACCATCTGTCCATTATAGTCTAAAGAAGTAAACTCTTTCAGTGTGGTTTCCATTGAAAGATAAGTCTGTGCCATCTGTATTTGTCGTTCCATTGTTGGTCGCTTCATAGTCAGTCTTAAGCGTAGAGGCGTCTTCATGAAAGGGAGGCATATATCCTTAAGAGGGAGGGAAACACCCGCATCAAGCAAGGCTTCCGCTCCCTCTCTCTGTATCTGGTGAATTAACTTCTCGTCCATCATCCTACACTCAAAGTGTCGTTGATCTCATAAGGAGCACTGCCATCTTCTGGTTTGTTCACCTTCAGCTGGCATTCCACCTTCGAAACTTCAGTCAGCGTCAGCTTACCACCAAGGTTAGCCAATACAGTTCCATTAGGAATCTTCATGGTCTGACCGCTGACAAAAGCAATCTCCCAAGGTCCACGCATCTCTACAAGCGTTGTAGGTGCTTTCCATCCTGTAATCTTCTCAGAACCTGAGGCGCCTGTCTTAACAAGATCACCTCCAAGGACAGCCTGTAGATTCTCATAATCCAACTGAATAAGGTTGAAAGTCGGACTGACCTGACCATTCTTCTGTAGCAGGGTCAGAACTGGTGCGTCGGGCACTTGCTCGGCTTCAACATCGGTACTTTCAGGCTTTGAGCCGCCCCAGTCCCAACTACCTTTCTCTATATAGCCTACAGTTTTCTCCTTGAACTTCACGGCTGCAATACCATAGATAAATTTGTTTTTGCTCATATTCTTCGTTTTATAAATGAAATGATTGTTTTTATTTTTGATAATACTAATCCCGTCATAATGCCTATCAAAAGCCATCTAAATGCTATTTGAATGCTGTTTAAAGATGATATTTCTTTCTTCTCTTCGTAGTGTGTATCATCTTGTAGCTGTTGACGGGCAAGACGCTTTTTGAGAACACTGACCGTCTTTATAAGATTCATATTAGTAAGCTCCAGACTATCACAACTGGCTTCTATAATAACCTGTCCAGGCCGTTCCCCTACATTTGGAGGTTTACGACTTACTTTCAGACTTGCCTGTCCCTGCCGTGCTGTGTAGCTCGCTCCGAGAGGCAGCAGACGAAGTGTGTCCAGATTGAGTGTCAGGCTCACTGCTGACATCGGCACCTTCACGGGCTGCATCTGCAGTGTGCTGATGTTCACCACCTCGCTGTCGAGTAGTTCTGTGCTTCGTTCGCTGTAGCTTACCTGTATCAGTTTCTTCGTCGAATGACAACTCACTGCTAACAGGGCAGCTGTTACGATGAGGGCACACTTGAATAGCCTCGATAGCGCGAGAGAGGCGGTTGAGAGCACGCCTTGTGCGAGTGTTCTCTGTACCAAGCGTTTCGATTTGTTCTTTTGTTTCTTCATATTTTTTTTGAGTTTCAACCAATAGTGCGGAGATATCCTCGTACATAGTTTTGTAGGTGTCATGCACCTCCTTAGCTGTCTTGGCATCTCTTGTTTTCTTTTCTGCTATCCAAGCAATGGCAGCACCAATGCCACCCGAAGGGATTGCCCATTGCAGGATTTGGAATATAGTCTCTGCCATTGTCTTCTGTTTTGATGATTAAATCTGTCTGATACCAATTTCACGGAGCCACGCTGGAACATCGAAACTTGGGCAGGCTTTACCAGGGTTCAATTCATGATGCCCAACGATACGTATCTGTGGGAAACGGCGGTGAAAGTCCTGCACATAGCGTTTCAACGTCTCACGCTGTGCTACGGTACGCGTGTCCTTAGGCTTCCCTGCTTTATCACAGCCACCCACATACACTATGTGCCGACTCACGCTGTTATATCCTGCTGCACCGTTGGTAACTTCCCATGGGTCAACCTGCGCATCCTCGTTGTTATCTACCAATCGTTCCACACGTCCGTCCAAGTGAACCATGTCCGTGTAACCCACCTGCTTCCAGCCACGTCCACCCTTACTTACAGGGTCGGTGTGCCAGTGGCGTATCTCCGCAGAGCTTACCTCACGGCTCTCGGGCGTGGCAGTGCAGTGGATTACAAGGTACTTCATTGGATTACTCATTAACCTTGTGGGAGACCAGGTTCAACAAAATCTGCCAGACCACGCGTAACAACGTCATTAGCACGATCCTCTTCGAATTCCAACATAGTTCCTATCTCATAGCGAACTGATGTATCAAACTTGTCAATGAAGGTCTCTGTTACCTTTATAGCTACCTTCTTTACCTCGTTCTCTCCTGGCTTAATTGTCTTTTCCATTTTACTTATTTTTAATAATTATACAATGTTATGTTATCCGTGAGCAAGGAACTTCGGAGAAGTACGCTTGTCAAGAACAACGAACTCTTCTCCAAATGCGATATTAGTATCAGCCTTCATCAACATCTTGAAGAAATAGAGCTCACTCATGTTGCTCACTCTATCTATTTTGATGACATGCTCATCATCTTGTAGATTAACTGCAGCAAACAAATTTGATGTCATCGCATCAGGACTACACAATGTAGCTACGATGAGATCGTCAGGCCAAGCCGCGAGAGTTTCAATCTGAATATCTTTGTAACGCTTGATGTTGCGTGTCGTTTCATCCCGATTTTTGTACTCCCGAGAAGTAAGCTCTTCGTCGTACTTGTCGAAGTCGTTTACGCTCATTAGGATACGCAAATTTGGATTCTCACGAATTGCAACAGGAATTACCTTGCGAATTGCTGCGAGACGCTCTGTCATCTTAGTTGAATCAGATTTTGCTATGATAACGTCTGTATCCTTAGCCGCCTGAGTCAAGAGACCATTGAACAGGTGATCGTCATCACTTCCTTTCTCACCATTCACATAGTGGGTACCGAGCTCAAACTGTACTTGCTTTGAAAGAGCATCAAGAAGCTGATTCTGGATATTTGGAGGAAGCTCTGCAAAGACAAGGTCACCTTTCGGTTGGAAAGGACGCCAGATACTCTCGAATGTGCGTGGGTTGAATACTGTGAAAGCCATAAAATCTACAGGTTCAAGTGCCTTCTCTGAATAATCGAATCCTCCCTTGCCGTCACTCACCTGTGGATCTTCTTTCTGTCGTTGCAGCATCTTATTGGTGCGAAGTCGTGGGATAGAGATTTTCTTAGCAACGTTTGGAATAACATGAATGAGACCTTTCTCAACAATCTCATTACTTGTTGTTGCTACAGTTAGGAGCTGCTCCAGCACCTCACCATTGTAATTGGTGTTTTTAATTGTTATTGCCATTGTTCTATTTTATTTAGTTATTACTATCATGGTTGTTTATAACCTTCCGTGAAATTTATCTTTGATTTCACGCTGACGCTTTTCCCATGGACTTTCCTCAAGTGGTTGACCACTAGGCAAGGTATCCTTGACCATTTTTTTAGTAGGCAATGATGCAAGCACTTTCTTACCATCCTCAGGATGTTCCTTCAGCAGGTTCTCATATACAGAGCGTGTCTCAGCATTGATACGCCCATCCTGTTCTGCTGCATCAAGTAGCGTCTTACGGTTTGCAGCAGCCTCTTTCTCGGCAGCCTCTTCAAAAGTCTTGACCTGTGCTTTAAGAGACGTATTCTCTTCCTCAAGACCCTTAACCTTACCAGCCTTTGCTTCTAACTGATCCAGACGTGCCAGCACCTCCACATCTGTCGCACAGTCCTTGAACTGCGGACGTTTCTTCAATTCTTCTAAATTCATGTCTAAAATGTTTTGTGACTCATTGAGCCTATTATTGAATATTGTGTAAATCTGTTCGGGTGTACTCTCCTCAGGAACAGGGTCGGCATCATATATACCATCAATAAAACCAAGTTCCTTTGCCTGTTCTGCCGTAATCCAGTGGTCTGTTCCATCAAAGTAGTTTGCCTTGATGGTCTCTTTATCCTGACCCAATTTGCTTGCATACATATCACAAAGCGTATTCTCAAGGCTTTCCATCTGAGAAATCATGTCTTTCATGTCCTTGGTATTGCCATAGCAACCACCACTGACACTGTGCAGCATCAAACGGGCATATCGACTCATATATAGAGGTTTTCCGCATAAGGCTATAACACTTGCCATAGATGCTGCTACGCCATCAACATAGATTGTTATGTTCGCCTTGCTCGCTTTCAGAGCGTTAAAGATAGCAATGCCCGTATAGACCTCGCCACCAATACTATTAATACGAACATCTATATTCTTATAGGTTGCCTCTGCTGCCATCAGTTCACTGGTAATCTGACTGCTAGTGACAGTACCACAACTATCCCCGATGTCTCCATAAAGGAGAATGCAGCAGGTTTCCTCACCTGGTATAATATTAAAGAATGTTTTTGATTTCATTTTCTTTATTATTTCACTTTCACACATTGTGGATTTTGATGCAAAGGTGAAAGATTTTCTCGGACTTCGCAAACTGCCATTTTATCATACAAACCTTATAATTAACTCATTACACTATAAAGTTGCATCATGCGGACACGATTTGCAAACATCATGAAATCGCCCCACCTTTGCACTATAATTTAGGTACAAATGACAAAGGATCTAAGCAATACACAGAAAAAAGAATGGGCAAAGACGCTCTATCTCAAAGAGAATCTCACACAGCAGGAGATTGCTGACCGTGTGGGTGTCGCTCGTGTGACAGTAAACAGGTGGATAGCTGATGGGAAATGGGAGAAGCAGAAGGTCGGACTTACCCTGACACGTGAGGAACAAGTATCTAACCTATATCGACAGGTGGCTGAGATAAACAGTAAAATTGCTGAGAAACCAGAAGGAGAACGTTTTGCCAATAGTACAGAGGCAGACATCTTGGGAAAACTCTCTGCTGCAATTCGTAAGATGGAGACTGATATTGGTATAGCTGATGTTATCAGCGTGCAGACAAAGTTTATCGAGTTCTTACGTCCCATAGATCTTGAGAAAGCAAAAGAAATTACGCAACTCTCTGACGCATTCATTAAATCACTTCTATAGATATGAAACAAACCGATAAACATGCGCTCCTTGACTGGGAAAAATATCGCCAAGATATTATGCGCTCAACTCCTGTAGACAAGGAAATGAGTGTCGCTGATCGAGAAAAGCATCGTATCTATCTTGAGGCACACCCCATAGAATGGATTGAATATTTCTTTCCAAATTACGCTAAGTATGAGTTTGCAGACTTCCAAAAGCGAGCTATCCGACGTATGATAGCACATGAGGAATGGTATGAAGTTTTGTCATGGTCTCGTGAGCTGGCAAAGTCTACTATTACAATGTTTGTTGTCATGTACCTTACCTTAACTGGCAAGAAGAGAAATGTTATTCTCACCTCTAATAGTAAGGATAATGCTATTCGGCTACTTGACCCTTACAGAGGTAATCTTGAAGCAAACGGACGTATCATAGCTTATTATGGTAAACAGCAGACCATTGGTGCATGGACGGAAGATGAGTTTATAACAAAGGGCGGTGTGGCTTTTCGTGCCATTGGTGCAGGGCAGTCGCCCCGTGGTTCACGTAATGAGGCCATTCGTCCAGATGTACTACTTGTAGACGATTTTGATACTGACGAGGATACCAAGAACCCTGACACGATACAGAAGCGGTGGGAGTGGTGGGAGCAAGCTCTCTATCCAACACGCTCAACATCAGAACCTACCCTGATTGTCTTCTGCGGGAACATCATCGCAAAGGATTGCTGTGTCACACGTGCTGGAGAAAAAGCAGACCATTGGGATATTATTAATATCCGTGATAAGAATGGTAAGAGCACCTGGCCTGAAAAGAATACAGAGGAACATATAGACCGAACGCTATCTAAGATTTCCACACTTTCACAGCAGCATGAGTATTTCAACAACCCTATTTCGGAAGGTGAGATATTCAAGCAGGTTGTTTATGGTAAGGTACCACCACTGTCTAAGTTCAAGTTCCTTATTATCTATGGCGACCCTGCACCCGGGGAGAGTCGAGGAAAGAAAGGCAAGTCTTTCAAGGCTGTAATACTGTTGGGCAAAAAGGATGGTAAGCTTTACGTTATAAAGGCTCGTCTTGCACAGGCACTCAATGCAGAGTTTATCGACTGGTACGTACAGTTGCTTGAATATGTAGCTGGGCGCACCAATGTCTATTGCTGGATGGAGAATAATAAACTTCAAGATCCATTCTTTCAGCAGGTGTTTCGTCCGCTTGTGCGTAAGGTTCGCAAAGAGCGTAACATCACATTATATATACAAGGGGACGAGGAGAAGAAGACGGATAAAGCAACTCGTATAGAGGCTAATCTTGAACCAATGAATCGTGAAGGAAACTTGATTCTTAATGAGGCAGAACAGGATAACCCTCACATGAAGGAGTTAGAGGATCAGTTCAAGTTGTTCACGCTCTCGCTGAAATACCCTGCCGATGGACCTGATGCTGTGGAGGGTGGCAACAGAAAGATTGACCAGACAGCACAGCGTGCAGACCGACCTCTTACACAATCACGCAGAAGCGTAAGAAACAAAAACAAATATAGGATATGAGCCAGTTTATTGATATAAAGGACTATGATGCAAGTGTACACCGAGAGATACTTGATGCACTTGTTAGGGACGATGAGTCACTCGTTGAGATATGTGAAGATAGGGCTATTGCTGAAATGCGAGGCTACCTATCTAAGCGTTACGACTGCGATGTCATTTTCTCGGCTTCAGGGGAAGCACGCAATCAACTCATCTTGATGATGGTCATTGATATAACTGTCTATCACATCTTCTGCATTCATAATCCCATGAAGCTTTCACAAGTGCGCAAAGATCGATACGAGAGAGCCGTGGAGTGGATGAAGGCTGTAGCGAAGGAAGATATATCCATTGATGGAGCACCGCTACTACCAGAAGACGTAAGAGCTGCTAAAGCTCCGTTGATGTTCAAAAGTAATACGAAACGAGTAAATAGATTATAATCATGAACAAGAAGAATACACGGATTACTGTCAGTGGGAATATTCCACGCCCAGGGCAGAAACAGCCTGCTATTGTAAGAATGACACAGCCTAAACGCTTTAATATTGATACGGCTGACTTCATGACAGCTATTAAGGCTGCAGAGAATGTAGATTATTCGCAACGTTCTAAGCTATACGACCTCTATACGGACATATTGCTTGATACGCATCTTTCAAGTGTCATAGAAAAAAGAAAGAATGCCGTGCTATGCTCAAGTATCGAGTTCCAACGCAACGGTAAGCCCGATGATGCTATTAATGAACAGATTCTGTCTCCCTGGTTCTATCGCTGCGTAGCAGATATTCTTGATGCACGCTTTTGGGGCTTTTCTTTACTTCAGTTCTATAAGAACGGAGAATGGATAGATTATGACCTTGTACCACGTAAGCATGTGGAGCCTGTACGTAAGCTCATTCTTACCCGCCAGACAGATTTGCTTGGTACACCTTGGGAAGAGTTTGCCGACTTACTCTTTATTGGTAGAAGTAGCGATCTTGGACTACTTGCAAAGGCTGCTCCATGGGTCATTTATAAACGTAATACAACTGCCGACTGGGCACAATTCTCAGAAGTCTTCGGTATGCCCATTCAAGAATATATCTATGAGACCGACGATGAGGAAGCACGTGCAAGAGCTTTGATTGATGCCAACTCTATTGGCTCGCTCGCCACGTTCATTCATGGCAAGGATACAGAACTTCAATTGCGTGAGGCGGGCAACAAGACTGGTTCGGCTGATGTATATGAGAGATTGGTGGAACGCTGTAATAGCGAGATTTCAAAGCTTGTTCTGGGCAACACACTAACAACGGAGTCGTCAGATAAGGGTACGCAGGCTCTGGGAACGGTACATAAGAAGGTGGAGGAAAGTGTTGCTAAGGCTGATCGTGAATATGTGCTCAACGTGTTGAACTATGACATGACTGATATTTTCTCACGCATGGGCATAAACACTACTGGTGGTAAGTTCTGCTTTCCTGAGAAAAAAGACGTTGATCCAAATACGGAGATGAGCGTACTTACACAACTGCACACGACTTTCTCCCTTCCCATTGATGATGATTACCTCTATGAGAAGTTTGGAGTTGAGAAGCCTAAAGACTACGACCAACAGAAACAACAACAGGTGGAAGAGAAAAAAGCACGTGAGGAGAAACTAAAGCAACAGATTGAGAAAGAAGACCCTGACGGCATTGTGCAGGTATCAAAAAATAAAGGTCAATCCTCAAAATTCAAAAACCGCCTGCACTCTTTTTTCGTCAAAGCCCCGAAGAGAGGGGCTCATTTAGACTGGTAGTCAATCGTACCTACTTTGATGCCGACGATATTCCTTCCACAGGTATACTATTGGGTGAGGATGTGTTACGAGAAGCACTTGCTGATATCTATAAAAAGAGGTTCAATGTAAAGACGGACGTTGAGCCTTATCTATATAAGGCTGTACGTAATGTATTTAATCAAGCTACTTACAAGGCATTTCCTTCTGCTGAACGTGATAAAAACTTCAAACAACAACTAATACACAGCAACGAGGTGTTCTCTGCCTTCAAGGTGCATCGTGTGCAGAACGATATGGCTGCACGGTTACTGGACGTAAATGGTGATTTAAAGCCGTTCAACCAGTGGTTGAAGGACGTGCTGCCGATTGCCTCGCATCAGTGTGGCGCATGGCTACGGACAGAATACGATACAGCCGTACTAAGGGCGCATCAGGCAGCAGATTGGCAGCAGTTCCGCCGTGAACAGGACATACTGCCTAACCTCAAATGGATGCCATCAACGAGCCTGCACCCAGGGGAAGACCATCGACGGTATTGGGGGACAATACGTCCTATCGATGATAAGTTCTGGACGGAGCATCGCCCAGGGGACCGATGGAACTGTAAGTGCAGCTTGACGAGTACTGACGAGGCGGTTACGCCTGTGCCTACAGATGACGTACACACAGAACCACAAGCAGGACTGAAAGGTAACCCTGGCACAACTGGCGAAACATTCTCTGACGATCACCCGTATTTTCCTGCTTCGTGTAACGATTGTCCGTTCTATAATCCTAAGATAAAAGACAGACTAAAGAGTTTGTTTAGGGATAGAGTGAAAGACTGCTATCATTGCCCGTATATTGATTCTAAATTGAATAAAGTAGACGCTGTCGATGTGAAGCCTCCTAAAGTAGAAACTTATAAAGACGCTTATAAAGGACAGGTGTTTATAAGTCCTTATCATGGTAAGAATGAAGTGGAAGAGAATGAGCGATTGGCAAAATTTGTTTCTGATAAGCTCAAGACTAAGGTTTATCTTCTGCCACGGCTTGATCCTATGAATCCAACGCAGAAGGCTCTTCGTGCAAAACTGTTACCTTCAGATGTATTTGAAGGTAAAAGCCCTGACTTTTTAATTGGTGGAAAACTATTTGATGGAAAGAGTATGCTAAGTATGAACCGTAGTGCAACCATTAAACAACAAAAGAATGCTATTGAGAATCATATTAAGAAAGCCAAGAAGCAAGCTGATAATATTATTCTGGAAATACCATCTTCTGTTGCAAGAACAACGATTCACAACACTATAACCAACTATCTGTCAAGAAGTAAAAAAGAAAGAACCATTATGGTACATTGGAAAAATAAGTTGATAATCTATAAATAAAAATGTCAGGCGAAAAGCCTGACATTGTAGGAGGTTCCGGTCGGGGACGATACCTTCGACCAGAACCACTGCAAATGTACAACATATCATCGAATAAAACAAGCAAATGGATATAAAAGATTACGTAGAGCTCATAAAAAGCCAAAGAAAGGAAATAGATCTACTCATGAGACGGCAGCTGCCTATAAAGATTGGACGTATGGCAAAGGACCATTTCCAAGAGAATTTTCGTAAAGGTGGTTTTGTGAATAATGGCTTGCAGCAGTGGCCTAAGAGTAAGCGACAACTGTCTGGTACATCATCAGCAGCTGCACAATACGGTCCGTTGCTTTCTGGACGTAATCATTTGTTTAGCTCAATGAAATATACTCCATCTGATTATCGTGTAAAGGTAGCTAACGAAGTGCCTTATGCTGCCATACACAACGAAGGGGGTACTGTGAAACCTACAGTTACACCAGAGATGAGACGTTTTGCATGGGCTATGTTTTATAAAGCTTCGGGAAAGAAAAAAGGAAAAAGAGGACCTATGCTAAACAATCCAGATGCAGAACGATGGAAAGCATTAGCTCTGACCAAGAAGTCTAAGCTCACGGTGAAGATGCCAAAGCGTCAGTTCCTCGGAGAAAGTGCCGAACTAAGAAAAAGCATTAACGATAAAATAGAAAAAGAACTAAGTAAAATATTAGGTATATGATGGAAGAAATTATAACTTCAATACTCAATCTCATCAATCGTGAGATGCCAGAACTTTCGCTTGTAGACGAAGATTACGGACAGTTGGAGACAGTTGAAGACACTTACCCTGTTACTTTCCCTTGTGCTCTCATAGGCAATATGGAAGCAGACTGGGAAGACATAGGTTTAGGTGCGCAGAAAGGAATAGTAACGTTTACCGCCCGACTTGCTATAGACTGTTACAATGACACGCACATTGGTTCGGGCACAACCGAAAAGGTTGCAGAGCGTTTGCGCTTGGCAAACCGCCTATATACTACATTACAAGACACTACTCATTGCGACAATATGGGTACATTATATAGGACAAAGAGCAGAAGCTATTCTTTGTCTGGAATGATTAAAGTATATGAGTATGTATTTCAGTTTGAGTTGCACGATGACAGTGCAGCAGAAAGGTAAAAGGGAAAAAGATTCCTTTTACTTTTGGAAAAGCTCCAGTTGCCGTGCTGTTAGTCGTGGCATTCTTACTTTAGGAACAGGACGCAGCTGAATGTCTTTTATTTCACGACACTTGCGACGAATAATGCTCATAATACGCTCTTCAGAGATAAAGAACTCTTGCTTTGAAAGAATTGTAAGCGCATCATCGAAACGGAGGCGTCGTTCCTTCGTCCAATAATAGTAGCGCCTACACAGTGCTTCGTCGCGCAACTCTATGAGTTCTTTATCTCTCCCTTTTCCCATTATGTGCAAATTTAACAAATAATCACTTTATTTGCAAGCAATTACACGTTTTTGTCGCTATAAAGGAATGAAAAAACGCCCATTTGTGTGTTCGTACACACAAATGAGCGTTTATTGCTTGTATTTACTCTTTCGTTGGTTTACATTCTGCAGAAGCTTGGCTCTACACGTTCCCAAACATTTGTCTTTGGATTCTTCTTGTAAAAGTAGTAGTTCACGGCATTCTTCTGCACTACATTCGACTCCTTGAATAGTGTCATAATCTCTGAGTATTCTTCATCGAACTTATCCTCCAACTCATACAGCTTAGAGATACTTTTGTAGTCGAGATCGCCCGCCTTATTGCGTTCCAGTAGTGTCATTGCCATTTGATACATTGGATCGTCGGCACCCTTTTCGCTCTGCTGCATATAACGCTTTAGATATTCTATTAGGCGTTCTGCAGCAAGGTCGGCGCGTTCGTCAAAGCCTTTCACCTTATTACTTGCTATCTCCAATCGGAAGTCGCCATCTGTAATTGTGTAGCTACGTTGTTTGTGGCTGCGTACCTGTCCATAATCGTGCATAACACTTACGAAACTCTCTACTTCATCTTGTAGCCAATCGTGGAAGCCACGTACGTCTGTAACGATACTTATTAAGCGTTGCCACACATCGTGCATCATCTCAGCACGTAGCCCCTCATAGGTCTCACGGCGCTCAATGCGACTCTGCTTTTCTTCGTTCTGCAACTCAGCGAGCAGCTGTGCTCGCTCTTCCGGACTCATGTCTTTAATGTTCACTGTTGTTTCCATTGTCTTTTTTCTTTCTGATAATTATTCTTAGTTTAGTATTTAAGCTATTGAGTTCGTCTGTTGTTAGTTTTCTGAATTGTTTGCCTGCTATGCGTGGATCTTTACAGAAGGCATCTACACGGTTCCAGTCTGTTGTGTCTATTCCGTATATCTGCAGCTGGTGAAGTACTCCGCTACGTGCTTTGCGTAGAATATCATGCTGCTGCCGTCTTCGTTCGTCGTATCCTGTAATTTCTTCCATCTGTCTACACATAGAATCATACTCTTGTGCTGTCATTTGGCGCAGATGTTCAGTTCTGCCTTGTGTAAACTGATAGACCAACGTTTCCTTGTCGGCACCAGGCATCTTCTTTAGTAGCGTATAGAATCGAGCGTAGCTCCTGTTTTCCCCCATAGCTTATCTTCTTTCCAATCTTTATACGCCTTACGGCCATTCGCAACAGCTTCAGTCAACTCACCCTTTATATCATTCACTTTAAAGAGTGGTATACCATGAACGCTCACGTAAAGCTCTCCATTAAATTCCATTACTTGCACGGCTTCACGTGCTTCAGCATCGAGCTGTGCTTGTCGCTTTTCCTCTATGCGCTCTGCACGTTGTTCATGCCATACTTGCAATCTGCGTTTAATTTCGTCTAAAATTGTAACCATAATCTTATTAATTTTGAATGTAATACGTCTGAATTAATTTCCCGTTCCTTTTTATGAGCAACTGGGCATGCTCGCCATCTCTCAAGAGATAGGACGTTATGTTGCTTCTCACTGTAATGTCTCTTCTATCGTAGAGTTTGTTAATGAACCAATCTACAAAGTCTTTCAGCTCTTGCCATCCTTTTTCACTGTCTTCTATATCTCGTGAAGAAAAAGCCTGATTAATGGCGTGTTGTAGTTTTCCCAGCCATACAGGCTTATCGTTCGGCGTCATTGAATATGATCTTAATCTTCCCATAGTCCATGTCAATTATATAACATATTCAAACTCTCTAAACAATACAAGGACAGGTTCACCAACTCCCATTACCCATACACCTCGCTCATTGTCTTGTCCTTTAGGAGGTGCAATAATCATATGTTCACTGCCTGGAACAAGGTTCTTGAAAGCAGGACCGAATGCTGTACACCGGGTGATTTTAATTTTGTTCTTTTTACTCATTTTGCTATCTTATTTTTACTTGGTTTCCATTCGATTCTTATAACTGCGTCAAGGCGTCCGCTACCGTTGCATATTGGGCACTCTTTCTTGTAGGGTTCCTGCATGACATCTTCTTTCCAGTGATAGCCGTTACCTTGACAATACGTGCATTTGAAGTCTTTGCTTTCTATGGCTTCTCTCATCCAACCACCTGGGCTCATACGTCCTGGTGTAATCTCTATTATTCGTCGTTCTTTACTCATTGTTTTGATTCCTTTATTGATACATTTGTATTAAGTTGCTGACTCGTATGTGTCGCGCTCGTGACTCGTATGTGTCACATTACTGATTTGTAGATGTACTTCCCCAATACACATTTGCTCTTTCCTCCCAAATGGTGTAATACCCAAGGCTCCCGAAGTAACGTCCTTTGCTGATAGCTCTGTAGCCTTCCACCCATATCTTCAGTGCGGCATCATACATAACGCTTACTGCCGTGCGACCTGAAGGCTTATTGCCGTCTGCCTGACTGATAAAAATGAGCAGCTTATCACGATGTTTAGCTTTGAACTCCTGATACTCCTTAAAGCTCATCTGTGTGTACTGAAAACTATCAATGACCACGATGTCTGGGCTTTTGCGTTTCTTAAGGCGTGCATCAAGGTCTTCCATACGCTCACTGATGAGGATAAACCTCCGTGCAACGTCTTGCATACCTGCTTTCATAATTGCATTCTTCATTGTCAGAGAGAAACCCTCTTCTAAGGAGTTATAAGCAACTCTCCCATATTTAGCTAATTCTTTACAGAGTTTCATTGTAAAGCTGGTCTTACCGCTTCCACTTCTTCCCCAAATGAACCATACACCACCTCGTTCTGGTGCTCCGAAAGCATCTGCCCAGTCGCCTTCAAATGGATAGGTCTCTTTCTTCATACGTAGCATATCGGTTACTGACATTGCTCTATTCATTATTTTGAGGTCTGAACGTTATTTGAATGGTGTTTTACCGCTGTTTGAGCAGCTATAAGCTTCACTCTATGAATACTTTTCTTTACACGTCGTAGGTCGAACTCGTATTCTTCAGAGTCTTTCACCACTTCCGATATACGTGCTTTGTCCGTTACTCCGTTTGCCATACAAACCGCATAGACATCGTGAGCACCGGTCCGCTCCAGTTCGAAGAACTTGCGACCGATACGCGAGTGTATCTCGTTATATCCACACTTGTTGTAGCGCAGTCCCATTGTCATACGACGCTTGATATAGCTTGTAGAGAAGAAGACGATACCACACTTATCCTCCAGACGATTGTACAAGTCGATGAAGTAGTGGAATACTCGCTCTGGCAACTTGTCTGCCTCGTCGAAAAGCAACAGTGGTGCCTGCATCTGAATAAGGTCATCAATGATTCTGTCGAGTAGCTCTCTAATGCTGTAACCTTCTGTACGCTGACCGATACGGCGTGCTATCTCGCGAATAAAATCGCTCTTTTTCATATCTTCTGAACACAAGATGTAGAACACCTCGCCATGCTCACTTGCATATAGCTTAGCTGTGGTTGTCTTTCCGCAGCCTGCTTCACCAACTACCCACGTAACGTTCTTAACCATCTGAGCATCGTTCATAGCGAACACCATCTCCTGATAGGCTTTTGTTTCTACAACCTGCCAGTCTGTGCCTGCCGTGGTGCCCAACTGTGAAGCAAGGTTGCGCCACATATCGTCGCTAATGTTTTCCCACTTGCCCTGCAGAATGCTGCTCACAGTTGCGCTACTTGTTCCTGTAAGGCTCTGTGCAGCCTTGTTCTGACTTGGGTACTTACCGACGTATTGTCTCAAGCACTCCTGTATCTGACTCTTTTCATTTTTTGTTAGTTTCATATCGTTATTCTTTTATTAATTGTTCTTGGTTCAGTGAGGCATTGCCTCGCTGCTTATAATTTCCCAGCTACCGAAGCCATATCAACCACTTCCGTCTCAACCTCCGCCCAGTCTTCAAGGCTCACTTGCTTCGTCTTCCGTCCTATCTTATACTCTTCAGGCTCTTTGCTATAGATACCTGTACGACGTTCAATCTGTCTGCGTTCGGCTGCTGTCATTCCCTTAGGCTTTGGACTGCGTAAGCCGTGCTGCTCTGGCATTACGCCGTGAGCCTTTTCAATCTCACGTCCTGCAACTGTTCGCTCAATGCGGTCAGTGGTATTCGCAGCCTGCTGCTGTCTGATGAATGCTGCTTCGCCTTCTGTCTGCTCTTGTATCGCACGATGTATCACAACGTAAGGTTCTGCTACTCGTTCAAACCGCAGACTGCCGTCAGCTTCCTTCTTATAGAGGCGGATACTTCCGAAGTCGTAAGGATCATACTTAACAACGAACCGCTCGTAAGTGTGCTGCCTGCGCCACTCGTGGTCTGGCACGCCTGGCTGGCTCATCACCTCGTATTGTCGCTTCTCCTTCTTTATCGTAACACTGATACCTTGGTCGGTGAAGGTGCTCATACGCTTAGCCGTTACCCAGAACATATCCACCATGTCGTGTGCCGTAACCTGCTGCGTTTCCTCATTCACGCTGCTGTCGTAGGCTTCCTGTCTACTCTTGCCGTATGCAGGGTGCGCCATTTCGTTCCACTCCTTAGTAGCCTTTGCGTAAGCATCTTTCAGTTCCTCAAGCGTATAGAGTGAGTCCTTGTTTTCCTCAATAAATTCAAGGTTCGGACGGCTCGACATCTTCTTTGCCGTAATGTTCTGACCTGTGAAACGCCAATCCTTATGCAGCACCTGTTGTTGGAATCGACCGAACACCGCCTCAATGGTCTTTGATTCGCCGTTATAAGGTTGCGTGGTTCTATGCACGTGGCAAAGCTTCTTAAACAGACCGTCGGCATCCAGTTTCTTATGTCCGCCTTGGTTGTCGTGAACAATCTCGTAAGGCTTGTGCTTACTGGTCTGAATTGCCATACGGTAAGCGAGATATTGCGCCTCGTAATCCTCACTATCGCTGATGTGCCAGCCAAGCATCACCTCACTCATCGCATCAATGACTACATAGACCTGCGTGGTGCGCACCTTGCCGTTCTCGTCCTGGTAGTAGAGGTTAAGTTTCGTTCCGTCGCCATACCACAGCGCATCACGCTTCGTTGGGAGTGCCGTGCGGTGCTTGCGTCCGAACTTCTGTCGTGCAGCCTGCTCACCATGTACAGCATCATACCATAGTGGCATAATCGCAGCACTGTTCAGCCATCGCTTCATACCGCTAAGGCTTTTCAGTGGCTTCCAGCCGTTTGCTTCCGCCTGGCGGTTTGCCTCTTCAAAGAGCTGCGCATCGGTGTAGACTGGAACCCTGCAACGTTTCAGTGCGATGAGTAGCTGTCCGAACTCGTCTGTTATCTTCTGCGTGTTCTTGTTTCCAACCTTACCGCTGATAAGGCTCTTGTAACCATCTGCCTTGAAAGCCTTAATCTTTGCCTTCAGTCGTGCTTCATTTTGTGGAAGGGTGTGCTGATACTCTTTGCGCATAGCTTCAGAACTCTGATAGATTACCTCCCAAGCCCCTGCAGTGCTGCCATTCAAACTCTGACGAATTGCCCTACGCTGTGCCATCATCTTCAACAGCTCTTTCAGAACACTCGCATTAATGGTGTACTCTTCAATGAGTTTCTCTGTCAGATGTTCCTGCTTGCCGTTCTTCTCATAGGTGAAGTTTTCAAAGAACTCACGTGCCTCGCTGTCCAGCTTGATGCGGTCACGCATCATTGCTTCCTTCATTCGCTGCTCTGGATCACCGTATCGTTCCATATACCGAGCCTTGTATTTCTGAGGGATGGAACTCCATGCGTAGAGTGCCTGACCGCCCTCGCCACCTCCACGATGTACGCTGACAATATTTCCACGGCTCATGTTCTGACGTAATGTAGCAGCTTTAATCACTGCGTCACTACCTCCAGTCAGTTCCGCGTAGGTTACGCACAATATCTTGTTGAAGTATTCCATCCCAATTATAATTATAAGCCCATAGCCATCAGTTCAACATCACTCTGCAACTTCATGAAAGCAGGTATGTTCATATCTTGCTCTCGACATATCACAACTCCATCAACAAAGACACTTACACTACCATCCTTACGATCGACTACCAACTTTACTCGCTCACCGAAGGTCTGTGTCATAGTTTGTTCTGCTTCCTCGTGAGTAGTCTCAACATCAGCCTGCTTCCAATTAGGAGTTCCGTTCAGCTGTGTTAGTGCTGTGAAGCGAATCTTCCTTGCAAGTTCGCTGTCACTTTTGAAGTTCAGAGCCTTCCATACCATCACAGTTGAACAATTGAAGATCTCGCCGAGATGAGCCTTACCTTTCTTACTTACATAGATTTGTTTTTCCATAATCCCTTTATTATAATGTTATTTTTGTAGGCGGCGGGGAATCGAACCCCAGTTGCTCCAACGCTTTTAATTCCGTGTCCGCTACCATTCGGACGTAGCCGCCTTTTGTTATCCTCAATCTAATTTACCACATAGGATTACCTGGATCTTTCTAGGTCTCCCTAAAAACTAAAACCTTAATCCAAAGCATCCTCTACTCTAAACTCAAATCCTCTTTCTGTAAGAAGGCTTTCAACAAAGCTTTTATCATCCTCGTCATTAGGAAACACCACACACTCATTATCCACACTCTGATAAGCTCTGATGCTGGTTGTATCATTGATATGTTTTACAAGCTCATACAACTTAGCTACCGTTGCATCATTCGCTCTAACTATAATCACTTCCTTCTTCATAATCTTTAATCTTCTAAATTTGTAAATCACGTCCCTTTTTCGTATCTTTGGGGCGGTGTTAATAATCTTAACACGCTGCAAAGATAGTGATAATTTTCAACACTCCAAATATTTTGGGTGATAATTTTCAATTTATGTGCAAAATTTTATCAAGATTCGAGGAAATATCAAAGCATGAGGGGATAACTATTGGTGCTTTAGAAAAGAAGATAGGCGCAAGCAAAGGGGTCTTATCGCGTGCTATTGCAAAGGGGACTGATATCCAAGCTAAATGGATAGAGGCACTTGTTGAAAATTATCCCCAATACTCTGCGGAATGGATTCTGACCGGGATGGGGGATATGCTTAGACCAACTCATTCTGTTAATAATAATCAAGCAACAAAGTTTGACAAGTCAACAACATTGATTCCAACTGAGGACAATACTGGCATCCCACTTATTCCATTTAGCGCAATGGCTGGAGCATTACGTGGAGAAATCACAGCTCTTGAATATGAGTGTGAGCATTATGTAGTTCCAACATTTAGAAATGCTGATTTTCTCATTCCGGTTAGTGGAGACTCGATGCTACCGACCTACAAATCTGGGGATACAGTAGCATGTCAGAGAATATCATTATCTTCTATCTTTTTCCAATGGAACAGACCATATGTTCTCGACACAGCACAAGGTGCTATTATAAAAAGAATCAAACCCGGGTCTGATAAACAACATATTCTTATAGTTTCAGATAATCCTAAATATGACCCATTTGAATTACCGCTTTCCGAAGTTTATTCGATAGGGTTAGTCATTGGTCTTATACGTCTTGAATAACTATTAGATAACATTCTTCTCGCCAAATTCCAACATACTCCTAAATTACTATGAATATAACCATATTATGAGTACTGGTATTGATATAATTGCCTTAGGTAGAAAGTCTTTAATTTCAATCTTTGAAAGAAAAAAGGTCGAAAAGACTTCTATACAAGAAGTAGAGGAGATTAATAGATTCATAGATGATAATATCTCCAAGGAGTCTAATAAAGAAGAAAGAAAAGAGAATGACAATTATGGACTAGAGTGTCTTTTGGATCAAGATAAAATTGAGTATGGCATCAACAACATTCGGATGGTTGTTGTTACATATATGAGTGCATATCAGAACCCTTTCCCGTATATTATAAAAAGAGAAATTCCTCTATTAAAGAAAGCCCACACAAAGGTTCTTGAAATTTATCGTTCAAAGCTTTATCAAAGTATCGTAGAACATGCTTATGATAATATTTTTGCTGGCGATTTAAGGTTATTAGAGCCTATAGAAGAAAGTAAATCATTTTTTTTGAAGTATACCGAATCACCTCTGAGCTTAGATCTTCAACAAATAAAAAAACGTATTCATTCAGAGTATTTATCAGACATTCCAACAGACTTTCTCATATTATAAGGCAGCACGCACACACTTTTGTACTGTACGCCTCATTAAATTAAGCGTAAAGGACCGTATATAAAAGGGTTTCGACAAAAAATCTATCAACGAAATATGATATTATATCCCTCCTTATTCGGAATAAATGGGGGGTAAAAATGGTTAAAGATGGGTTCTATCCGCTTTTTTTCGTCTTTATTGGGGGGGTGAATGTGGTAAAAAACACATAAAAAGTGTCACCCCTAATGTCACCCCTATTTACACATTTCGTTTTACACTGTCACCCCTATTGTCACCCCTAATGTCACTCCAAAGCTATTTTTACCCTAAAAATACACCTTTACAACCCCATAAAACAAAGAAAACGGCTTTCAACCGTTCAAAAACGTATTGAAAGCCGTTCAACTATCGTTCAATCAGCGTTTTAGCTATTCTGGCACACCCTTATTTTTTCACCTTTGAGCGTATAAGCTCGCCAGCCCTGATACATGCCTTCTTATTCAATACAACCCCTCCCTTGCTCAACCCTACGCGTTCTAATGAACACTGCTTTATACCTATCTCCTCAGTCGTTAAAACGCTATAAATCGCAGGAATAGAACCGAAATAATAGTTCTTTCGTCCCTGCATCAATTGTACGTGTATTACTTTTGTCATAGTTATCTCTTTTTGTTTGCAAATATACAAAATAGTTGCTATATACGATATTTTAAGAATATAATATTTTACTAAATACGTAAAATAAAAGGTAAGCTATAAATAGCCTACCTCATCAAGTTAAACATAAAACAACCCTGTCACGACTATTTCCTTCGACTTTGTCGCCGTCAATACTCCTTATACTATTTAGTACCCACACTTAGGCTTAAAACGTCCCAAATCGCCCCATTTACCCTCCTATGTAACATTATTCTCTCAAACACCGTTCAAACGCTCATCGAATGTAACGCAAATGTAACACGTTTGTAACATTTCGTTTTGCGCTCCGTTCATCCTCTAATATTCGGTAACTCTCTGATATACAAATAATATAATCATATCGTCCCAACTATTGTATTTACACATTTCGTTTTACCCCCCTTATAATGAAAAAAAGTATTGTATATGCGGAAATGGGAAATCCTTGGAGATTCCCATCTTCTTACGAGGTTGCTTCCTGTAGGATTCAATTTAAGGATTTGCATAATTTTGGAAAAGAAGGTCCATTATGTGGAAAATTATTTAT